ACAGCTGGCGGTCATGCTGCTGCCGGCTGGTTTCGCCCAGCAGGGCACCGATAGCCACGCCCACGGCCAGTATCGCAATGTTGATGAAGATCTGATCAGGCATTGTCATCACCCAGCACTTTCTCGATGAGGTCAAAGACCATTTCCCGGTCTTCGGTGGTCAGGAAGTCAGCCGCCATGATTTCAAACTTGAGGCGGTCAGCGTATTCTTTCAAATCACCCATGGTTTACTCCTCTCCCAGCTGGGCAAGGATCTCGTTGCCCTTGTCCATCAGTTCATCCCGCCGTTTTTTCTGCTCAGCCTCCAGCTTTTTCATTTCCGCCTGATATTTTTTCAGGGTTTCCGGCCGGAAATTCTTGCTCTGGCCCATGCGGATTTTTGCGGCAATTTTCTTGTGCTGCTGAACGGTCTGGCGCAGTTCGGTGTCCGTGGTCAGAATCTGGTAGCGATGGTGGCAGCCGGGGCAGGTGAAATACTGCACCATGTAATCGCCGCTCCATGTACTGCGGATGCCGGCTGTCTGGATGCTGAACGGTGTGCCGCAGCGGTCACACTTTACAAGGTCGGTCATTCGCCATACTCCTTTCTGCACAGCTGGAACGCATTGCAGTGGTCATCGCAAGTTTTGCAGCACTTGTCGCATTCAGGGTGAGCAGCTTTGCACTTATCACAGGGTGTGTCCGCTTTGCTACCGGATCCATACACCGCAAAAAGCTGGTGGGTGCCGTCCTGCAAGGCCTTTTCGTCATCGGCCATTTCATAGCCGAGGGCGGTCAGCAGTTCATAGGTGCTGTCGAGGTCGTCATTTTTGCGGTGAACGAACTTGCTTGCACCTGTCGGTCCATTCCATTCCGTGCTCCAATAGCCCTCACGACTACCGTCCGTCGCATCGAAGGCAACCGCCAAGAGAATCTTCTCCGGCTCGGTATCGTAAGCGTTGAACATTTTCAGGGCATCTTCCAATTCCGTGTCTTCCCGAATCTGCTCATCCAGACCGATGCCGAGCAGCCGCAACACGTTTTCGTCATCCTCCATGTGCCGATATTCGGTCAGAATCGGGGTGGAATAAGCCAAGATTTCCGGCAGGTGCTTTTTGCACTCTGCGGGAGTCAAGTCCTTCACGAAGTCCCAGCGCAGCTCGTACATGAGCTTCGTAACAGCGGCAAACTGTTCTCTCGCAAGCTGCTCGGTGGCTCTTGCGGCCTCCCTCGCCGAGTTGCTGGCATCCTCGGCTTCCGTATCGCGAGGTTTGTACAAGTCAATCTGATTTTCACTGACCTTATAGACATAAGCGATCTTGTCGGCATCTTCCGGCATGACGACTTCCTTTTTTGTGCCCCACTTTCCGTACGCATTTACATGCTCATGCGTCTGGTAGGAGGCCTGCGAATCTTCCGTAGCGAATTTTTTCAGCTGCTCAACCCATTCGGCCTTTTGGTGCTGCCATTTTTGCTGCTCCAGCGCATCCTGCATGGCCCGGTTGAAGTTCTGCGTACCGAGGGTTTCCAATACCCGGTTTCGGGCTTCCAAGTCCTCGATTTTGTCCAGCTGGGCGAAATCGGACAGGGTGGCACCGCGCTTTTCGGCTTTCTTGAAGCTGTCGCGGTTCAGTTCCAGCAGCTTGATGCGCCGCCGGATAGTGGACTGGGAGAACCCCGACTTGTCGGAGATCTGCTCCACTGTCTGCCCGAAGTCCATCATCATCTGGAAGCCCTGCGCCTGTTCGTAGACGGTGAGGTCTGACCGCTGCATATTCTCAATCATCATGGTCTGCATCTGCTCCCGCTCGTCCATCTCCACGATGGCGCAGGGCAGTTCGTACAGTCCTGCCTGCTGCGCTGCTGCTGCCCGGCGGTGGCCGATGATGATGGTGTAGTCCTCACTGGACCACGAAGCCTTGGGTGTCCATGCTGCCGCTGCTGCGGCTGCATCCCCACCCTCGTCAACGCACTTTGCGATGTACTCCCGGCTGTTGAGGTAGTGGCCGGGAATGACGGTCAGGTTCTGGTATACGCCGTTTTCCTTGATGCTGGCGGCAAGCTCGGACAGGTCGCCCAGTTCCTTGCGGGGGTTATCGGGGTGAGGGTACAGCTGCCGGATAGGGATGTAAGTAATGTCTGCCATAGGGATACTCCTTTCTTATTTCGGGTTAGAAAAACGTGAGCTGCCCGGTTTTGGTTTCGTTAAGAGGCTCGTTTTCCGGGGTTTTAGGCTCATTTTTGATAGATTTTTGCAAATTTGCGGGCTTAATATCGGATTTTTCGATTTTTGCAGGTTCGCCTTTCGGTTCAAACAACAGGTTCATCTGCGCTATCTGGCGGCGCATATACCACACATCGGTTGAGAAAAGCGGCATATACCAGATGCGGTTTTGTGGTCCTGCGGGCAGCAATCCGCGGCTGTCGTAGGCCGTTGCCGGGTTCACGAGTGTGTCACCGATGACTACATATCCAGCGCAGCCCATGAAGCTGCACTGGATGTAGCACATCAGCCCAACGATGAAGTCAATGTCTTGGGCTATGACAAGGACTTTGTTGTGATAGCAGATATTCCGTCTTTTGCAGACGTTCAAAAAGGCAAGCAGCGTGGCCCCAGCACCACAGGCCGGGTCAGATACCGAGATAAACCCCTCCATGTCCGGGTGCAGCTTCGGGTCAAACGTGATCTCGGCCATACAGCGGCACACGTCGTAGGGCGTGAAGAACTGTCCGGCATGGTCATTGCCCAACTCACACATCATGTACAGAGAGCCAAGGAAATCTTGGTCGGGGTTCTGCTCCATGCCCATGACCACCTCGGCCAGCATTTCAGCCATGCCGTCCCGCTCTTTGGCAGAATACTTGGAAACGATGGTCTGGTACATCTTGGTGCGTTCGGCCGCGTTCACCTTGTCCGTGCTGTTTGAGATCTCAATAGCGGTCAGGGTGACGAAGTCCTCCCAAATCTCCCAGCGGCTATGCTTCCCGGTCAGGCCGTTGAAAATTTTGAGGAAGTTCTTCTGGTGGTCGTCCCGGATGCTGCGCGTCACTGCTGCCTTTGCCATGGATTATTCCTCCTCGCTGTCTGCCTTGGCGAGGTAGTAGCGGCCATCGTGGAAGTCGATCACGCCGGCCGTTTCCATTTCGTCCAGCAGGGCGATGGCCTTTTCTGCGGTCACGCCCATCTGCTGTTCCAGCATGGCCTGCGTGATGCCGTCGTTCTGTCGGGCAATCTCGGTGGCTTTTGCCAGCTCGTCAGCTGCGGGCGCTTCGTCCTCGGCATCGTCTGCCTCGTCCTCGATTTCTTCCAGCTTTTCAGCGTCCGGGGGCAGGTCGGGGGCCTTTTCCTCAGGCTCTTTTGCAGCGGTTTCAGGGATTTCCGGCATCTTCCCGCCGATGGCTTTCAGCCGGCCGCTCTCGATCAGCTCCCGGAAGAAGAACTGGCAGTAGTAGGAGAACATATTCTTGAAGATGTTCTTGATTTTGCCGAACAGTGCATCCTCAATGGTGAAGGTCTTGCTCATGCGGTAGACCAGCACACCATCCTTCATGGTAAACAGGAGGTAGGCATCCGGGGAGATGTAGCTGTCCTCGCTGGCGGTTTCCAGCATGGACATCTGTTCGCCCACGCCCTTGATGGGGCGGATAATCAGCTTGATGGGGTAGCTGTTCTTGATGAAGGTGTAGGTCAGGTCGTGCGCCTCGCAGATGTTCTTCAGCTTGGTGCGCTGGGCGGCGAACTTAGAGGCTTCGTTTTCGTAGCTATCCATGGTATGTGCTCCTTTCAAGTAGCAGAAAAATGATAATCGTTGTCCCGGTTCTCAATGGCGGTCAGGCCCACAGCGTAGGCTGCCCACACATCGGCTTTGAAGCCGTAAAAGAAATCCGGGTTCTTTTTTGTACCACGGCCATTTTTGAGGTCGTGGTCTGCGAATCGGTCAATGAGTGCCCGCCGGATGGCGGCATCATTGGCGCGGGTGTTGTGGCAGATGTGTCGCTTTTCTTCGATTCGGCACAGCAGCCGTACCGGGCAGCAGGCGTTCAGGGCTTGGTAGAAGCGGCCGATCCAGAGGACGGTATCGAACACCTCCCGGCCTACCGACATTCCGTAGGAGGCCACCATCTCGATGACCGCCCACCGCCAGCCCTGCTCCGTGGCAGAGGCCAGCTTCCGCAGCAGCTCGGCGTTGTCAACCTTGCCGAATTCCAGCGGGCGCAGGGTGTTGCGATCGATAACGCAGTAGCCAGACTGGGCATTGCCGGGGTCAATGGCGATAATCGGGCAAGTGCTCACAGGTACGACCTCCCGAACTCCTGCCGGAACTTCTCATCCGGCCACCCGTAATGCTCCATAGCCTTTTTCTGCGCCCACTTTTTCAAGCGGAGATCTTCGTCATGGTTGCGGTGGATGGCGTTCGGGCCGTTCTGGTGACACCACGGGCAGAGATTCGCCCACAGTCCCAAGCGCTTGCTCTTATCCCGGTAGGGGCCATAAAAGACCTCGTGCCGGGCCGTGTGGTATCGCCCGCAAATCAGGCAGGTGGGCTGCTGGTTGAGGATGCTGGGTGCATAGCCGTTGCTGTCCAGTTTGACTCCATATTCATTCAGTGCCATGCTGCACCTCCTTGTGCTTGCGGTAATACCAGCTCAGCGCCGACTTGCTGGCGTTGATGCCGCACTGGACGCATTTGGTTTTGCCGGGCTGCGCCGGCACTTTTCCACAGGCAACGCACAGGCCACGGGACTTGAGTTGCTCATACCGCTTCTGGGCGGAGGTTTTCTGTTTAGGTGTCCGCATCAGCGTCACCTCCTGCTGTGACAATCCAGACCCGGCGGGAACCCCAGCCAGACCAGCTTAGAGCCTCTGCATGGGTGTTCACCGCCACGTCCATCTTGTTACCTACCACAGCACTCCCGGTGTCCTGAACGACCCGGAGACCTACACCCTCAATATAAACCACCGTGCCGTAGGGCAGGATGCTGGTGTCAGCTGCCACGGTCACGCCCGGCTGCACCTTTGCGCCGCTGGATGTAATTCCGTGTCCCTCGCCGCAGATGTGGGCGTATTCTTCGGCACAATAGGCCGTGCAGCTGAACGACCCGGCGTATGTAAGGGTCAAATCGGTCTGGGCGTTCAGCTCTGCGGTCAGGTTATCTACCTCAGTCTGAAGCCGGCCGACATTTTCCTCCGCGTCAATCGCCCGCGTCTGCCAGTTCTGGAAACGGCTGGCGTAAATATCCCGCTCGATTTCCAACTCGTCCACCCGCCGGGAGTAGGCCGTGCTTGCGAGGATGCAGCCAACCATCGCACACGAAGCGCACACGATCAGGCTGCGGAATGGTCTTTTCGACCTCATGTCGTGCCACCTCCAATCTGTGCCGGGGCTGCCCCGCCGGGCAGCGCCGGGGACTGCAAGCTCTCAACCGGGGCATCCTGCATAGTCCGGTCAAAGCCAGGACGAACGAACTGGCGCAGATCTGCTGTGCTCCGGCTGGAAAAAATGTCGCTCAAATCTTCCGGGGAGCCAGCCCACCGCTGTACTGCCACCGGGAGAGCCGCAAAGATTTCAGCATTGCGGCGCTTCAAATCATCGCGGTTCAGCTTGCCATCAAGCGTAATCAGGCCACCGATGTGCATATAGTAAAGGTTTGCTTCGATTTTCCGTGCGGCCACAGCAGCGTCGTTCCAGAGGTCGTTCGCCGTTGGACGCCCAATATCCTGAATCTTGCGGATTTCCGCACACCAGTCCACAAGGAGCTGGTTCTGATAGCGGCAGACCGTCAGCGCTTTTAAAAGAGCCGCCGAAACCACATCGTCCGGGATTTCTTTCAGTGCAGCGGCGTAGACTTCCGCTCGTGCTGTACGCTCATCGGTCGAGAGTTCCTTCCCGAAATACCGCTCAATGCGCAGCATTGAGCTTTTCAAACATTCAACTGTCATTTGAGCCTCCAAAAATAAAATCGTAGTCCTCGGCAGCGGAGCGTTTGGGCTGCTGACCCGCCGGGGGCTTGCGCCGCTCGTCACGGGACTGCACGTCACCAAGGGTTCTCACACCCTCGTTTTTCCATACTTTCAGGATGCCGTTGACGTAGGACCATTTGCGAACCCCGGCCAGAGCGGCCTTTTTGATGGCCAGCAAGATGAGGTCGTCCGTGAAAATCTCCCGCCAGCCCAGCAGGTCTTCCCGCGCTGCTGGTGGGAAACCTCCGAGATTGTCCTCGAAAGAGCGGATGATCTCAGACAGCCCAGCATCGACAGCCGTACTACCGTTATCTCTTACTCTTTCTCTGTTCTCTATATCTTTATCTTTCTCTATCTCTTTCTCTGTAGGGACATTTTCACCACCATCAGTGGACACATTGTGTCCAGTTGTGTGTCCGGTGTCGTGTCCCGCCTGTAACTCCTTATTTGCAGCATTGCTACGAATTTTACGATTTTTTGCTGCCCAGTCGGTTTCGCTGCCAATCATGTTCTGATAATCAGAGATTGACAGTGTTCCGTCCGGGTTTTCAAAAATCAATCCGATTTGTTTATAAACGGTCAGAGCCAGACGGACGGTTGACAAAGGAAACCATTTGCATTCCCTCTGAATCTTTTCGGCATCGTAGGGGATGAGCATTTCTCCGATTTTGGAAACCAAACAACCGTTTGTGTTGATGGTCTTGAGGCACAACATTTGATAGAGAACAACATAGTTGGCACCATCCGGCTGGCTCATAAGGTAGTCGATTTCGTCCGAGGACATGAAACTATCTTTGAGCTTTATCCAGTAGTACCGTTTGCCAGTTGCCATCAGCGAACCTCCTTAGAACGGCAGATCGTCGGCATCGTCCAGAACTGAGAAATCATCGTCACTACCCTGCGAGAAGTTCTGACTGACCTGAACATTACCGGGATGATCGGACGCGCCCTGCCATTGCTGGCGCTGGCTCTGGGTAGCAAAACCCATCTGCTGGGGCTGCGGCTGCTGGTTCCGGTAGGTGGCCGGTGGCGGGTTCGTCCCGCCATCATCCACGGGCCCTTGCTGGTTTTCCTGCTTCGGCCCCGCAAAATAGATGTTGTCCACCACAAACTCAATCGCCGTGCGGTTATTGCCGTTCTTATCCTCAAACTGCCGCGTCTGGCAGCGAGAATGAACCACAGCGGCGCTTCCCTTACGAAAGTACTTGCTGACGAACTCCGCCGTCTTACCCCATGCAGTAAAGGTGAGCCAGTCCGTAGGTCGGCGACCGTTGGCATCCACCATATCCCGGTCAACCGCCATACGGAAACTTGTCACCGTTTTTCCCGTCTGGGTGGTTCGCAGCTCAGGGTCGGCAGCAAGCCGCCCCTGAAAAGCGCAACTATTCAGCATTAAAAATCACCTCTTTCATGAAAAGCTGACTATTTAGCCCACTCTTCCTTGTAATGGGCCAGCTGTTCCGGAGTATCGGTTTGGATACCCAATTCCTTAGCTTCCTCGATTGCTCCATCCACAAGGTGAGCAAACTCCTTTGAATCCATTTTGTGACTTTCCTTGTAGACAAAATAGCAGGAGTAGTCTTTGCCGTTTTCCTGCCGGGTTTCATAGAGCCGGACATAGGGATAAAAGTCACATGGATCCACGGTCGGAGGGAGCTTCAGACCAACAGGCTTGCCGTCCTTATCGCGGGCAAGTGCTCCATACGAAACCACGAGCCGCCGCTTCACGGCATCCTCGCTCTCACCGGTCTCCGCAGAAATCTTGTTGCACAGAACGTGGAAATACGCATTTGCCGACAGGCTACGCTTTTCCCTGTGCTTTTTGATTTCCACGTCCAGAATCGGCTCCTGATGGAGCTTGTCCCAGATTTCCCGGAAGTCACCGTTGAGTTCCAGCGTGACCCTCTGTTTCCCGCCGAGGGTAAAAGCCATGTCCACCAGCCGCCCGGTCATGTGGCATCCTCCTTGTCCTGATGGCAGTGCATATAGATATAGGCACTGTTCGGCCCCATGTTGGCGTACAGCCAATCATTGATTTTGGCCACACTCATGTGGTCTCGCAGAACACGTTTTTCATAAATGTATTCGCCAGTCAGCTTCTTTTCTGCAATTTTGGCCTGAATGTCCTTGTCGTCATAGTTGGCCTCAACCATGTACAAGTCATAGTTCGGGGCGGAAATGCCGTTTAGGTTATTCATGTCGGTACAGTAAAACAGCTTTCTCCCGTCCAGCCAGACCTTCCACCCGCAGTTGGGAACATTGTGCTTGACCATGTGCGGAATGACGTTGCAGATTCCGTATCCGTACAGGTGTCCCGGATCCAGAACGTCAATCTGCGAGACCGGCACCCCTGCATCCACCAGCGGCTTGCACAGCCAAGCACAGCAGGCAAAGCGGAGCGTCGGCCGGTTGGAGGCCAGCAGCCGCAATGTGGATGGATGAAAGTGGTCACTGTGGATGTGGGTCAGCAGCACCAGCTTCAACGTCCGGTATTCCGCTGCCAGTGCCTTGAACGAAACCCCGCAATCAATGAGGATTTTGTGCTCGATCACCACCGCATTTCCCTGACTTCCGGTGGATATGATGTTGTAGTCGATCATAACGAGCTGAGGTCAACTACCGTTTCTACGGTCGTCGGTTCACCCTGAGAAATATCCCCATGAGGCAGAGCGCCCTGACCATCGCCGACATCCGGTTTCCCGGTGTGCAGCTCCGGCTGTTCGGATGCACTAGGCATAGATTCCGGTTCGGTGATGATTTCGCCGTTGCCGTCCACCATGGACACGGTGTTGTCGCTTTCAAAGGCTTTGGCCATCTCGATGCTCATAACACCCCAGCGAGAAATGAGCTGGCGAAGCAGGGTTTTCTTTGCCATATCATCAAAGTTCTTGTACCAGAAAGAGGAATACTTCCACATTTCGCTTTCCGGGACTTTTCCTGCCTGCAATTCCTCGTACTTCTGGCGGCTGAATGCTTTGGAGTAGGTGTCGGCGTGGTTCATCATCTTTTCTTTGGACCAGTACAGCACCTTGCGGAAACCGTTCAAATACTCGAAGTAGGCCATATAGCCCACCGTAGGCAGTGCATCCCGCTGATCGTCGTCCTCAATAAACTGGAACTTTGCCTTGCCGGTCAGCGAATCTTTGCCAAGGTACTCGCCTTCCTTGATTTCCATCACATCGAGATCAGCATACTGACCGCTACGCAACGCCAGCTGAACGTACCCCTTGTAACCCAGTACAAACGTGGCCGTGGTGATTTCCGGGCGGATCAGTCGATTGTTGCGATCATACTTGGCCTTCTGCTTGAACGGAACCAGATAATATTGGCCCAACTGCGGGGACGGGCTGAGGTTCAGGCTTTCGCCCAGCAGGGCACCGGCAAGAATCGTACCGGCATCGCATTCCTGCAAAGCCGGGTTGACAGCCACCGCACTGGTGATGGAGGCTGTAAAACGGCGGGCGCGGGTCGGGTCACGCAGGGTGTTGGAGATCAAGGACTGGTAGCCCTTGGTGGTGATTGCTACGGAGAACTTGGGTTTCTGCTGCGCTGGCAGTTGATTATTAGGCGTTGCCATATTCAATACCTTCCTTTTCAAGATAATGCTTCAAACCAACGAGCTGGGCCTTGGTGCCCTTTGCATAGAAGCGGGTCATGAAGATAGGTTCCGGCTTAGGCTGCGGTACCGGCTCCTGTTCAGGCTGCACGGCGATTTCCGGGTCTGCGGAGATTTCCTGCGCCGGTTCAGGCTGGGCCTCGGCTGCGGCCGCAGCAGCGGTACGAACCTTTTCAGCAGCAGCTTCCCGCTCTGCCTGCCGGGCGCGGCGTTCTTCTTCACGTCTGCGCTGTTCTTCCAGCGCCTTGTGCCGGTCAGCCACGGTCTTGATGGCAGTGGGCAAGTCCAGATTGCTGCGGTACTCCACCATGATCTCAGCGGCGTTATCCATGCCCTCGATGGCGGCCACGTCGGCCACAATGCCGTCCACAAACGCCTTTGCCTGCTTTTTCAAAGAAGTCAGGCTGTCACTCATAGTGACCTTCGGGCGGTAGGTCAGATTATCCAGCCAGTCAATGTTGGCGGCTTCCACCAGCTCGCCGTAGTAATCCATGAGCTTTTCCGTTTTCTGAGCCACAATACCAGAGGTCACATCCGCAATTTTCTGCTTCAACTCGGCATCTGCTTGCTGGAACGGTACCGTCACACACTCCCGGTAGACCTGCTCAAAGGCATTGTAAGGCTCAAGGATTTTGTCCTTGACAGCAATGCGCTGGGCCTCGTACTCCTTGAATTCCTTGGTTAACTGCGCGCGGGCATCCTTGACGCTTTTATAGGTCTGTTCGGTGCAGACCAGTGAAAGAGCTTCGGCAGTGCGCTGCTCAATATCGGCCTTAACGCTGTGAAGCCGCTCGACAATGATGGGCAACTGCTGAAGTTCAATGACCTGCAATTCGGTATCCTGTGCCATGTTGCATTCTCCTTTCATTTTTTGAACATGATGTACTTGCCAGTGGTGCGGTTGACCAGCTCCATGAAGTCCGGGCCATCCCGGACACAGAGGTACAGGCGGAAATCCCAGCCCTGTGCGGAAAGGGCCTCTTTCTGCTTGCGGGTCAACTTTTTGCCTCTTACTTTCAAAAAATCACCCCCTCCTCGGCCTTGTTGACAGCGATGTTCAGAGTGATGGTCTCCCGGCAGCGGAGGCCGAAGTTGCCGCCCGGGCCGAACATCTTGGTTTTCTCGAACTCACTTGCGCTGTAAACGCTAGCGCAGTTCAGGACATTTGGAATACGGTCAGGGTGGACTGCCCGGAATGCCTGACACGCCATCTGGTAGTTGGGCGCCCAGACCACCGTCCATCCTCCACAGTACGGCTGAACATCATCTGAGCCGTATGTGAAGTAGAATTTTTCCAGATCCATCACTCAGCCTCGCTTTCCAGCTTGAGCGCAACATTGCCGAAAGAGGTCATCAGCATAATTAACGTCATCTGGTCCTCATCCGTCATGTCCACGAAGTCACGCTCACCATTCACGAATCCCTCCCGAAGAATCACCGCTTTGCCAACGATGGGCTGGCCGTGCTCCGGTGTGCCGTAGAGGAGGCTGGCAAAGCGATTGAGCGGGAGCCCCCTCAAAAGCCCTTCATCATTGACTACCATGCAGAACCCCTCCGGCAGATACTTGGGATGGACAGTCTCGCTGTAGCCGCAAATCTCCGTGCCGATGCTGAGCAGCAACGGCTCATTGAAATCCTTGAACTGCATCTTATTCTCGGTGCTAATTACAAATCCTTTCATAAAATCACTCCTTTTCCGGGAAGCACTCACGGACTTCCCATGCGTCTGCGGCCTCTAAGCAGCGGTCGCAGCCAACGATTGTGCCATCATCGGTGCGGTAGATGGTATCGCACCTCTGGTGGCAGAGGGGGCACACAGGAGGCTCAGGGTAGCCAGCTTCTTCGTCAGTCGGATACAGCATCCAGCACCTCCCGGAGCTTGCGCCCCATCCAGCGGCCTACATCATCGAACCTCCCCATGCTGTCAAGCCAGACAAACAGGGCTGCGATAACAGAGGTCACAGCAAACTGCGCCGCCGGGGCACGAGCTGCTGCCTGTTCGGCGGTGATGCCGTACACGATCATCAGAATCCGGGTCATTCCTTACACTCCCTTTCTTTGCGTGCCTTGCGGGCAGCCGTTTGGGCTTCCAGCTTCTCACGGTTCCCGGGCTGGGCGATGAATTTTTTGAATCCCGCCAGCGTCACGCGGCCAAAGCTCTCACCGACTTCCGGGGGAATATCGGCCACGTTGATATGAATTGTGGTGTCCATGTGATCCTCCTGTGTAACCGATTAAACATCGTCGGCAAAAAAAATCTGGTCAATGCTCACGTTCATGGCTGCGGCCAGAGCAACCAGCGTCTTGGTGGTGGTCACTCGCTCAGTACCGGCTTCCAGCGCAACGATAGTGCCCCGGCTAATGCCGCTCTTTTCGGCAAGTTCCTCCTGGCTCATTTTCAAAGACTTGCGAACCTCTTTAATTTTGAAGCCCATTCTTGTCACCTCCTATCTTTTCGGTTCACAACGGATTTTGTTTAATCGGTTGCACACACATAGTACAACATCCCATGGCCTTTGTCAAGTTCATTACACAAATTTTGTTTAAGAAATTACACAAAACTCATTGACAGCGTCTCGACTATAATTGTATAATGGATTGTACAAAACGGAGGGATTGAACATGACCTTGAAAGATTTGATCATTGAATACCGGAATGACCACGGACTGTCTCAACGGCAATTTGCTACTGCTTGCGGGTTGTCTAATGGCTATATTTCGATGCTGGAAAAGGAAATGAACCCCAACACTAAGCTCCCGGTCACGCCAACTCTCCCTAAATTGAAGCAGCTTGCATCCGGAATGGGAATGAGCCTGACTGATTTGCTGGTCAAGGTTGACGATATGCCAGTAGAACTCATTCTTGATGATGCAGACAGCAAAAAACTCGTCCCCGAAATTGAGGACGAGCTGGATGCAGAGATTATGAAAATTATTTCAGGTCTTACTCCGGAGAAGAAGCAGCAGGCATTGAGCTATATTCAGTACCTTGCGCAGTCCTGAGGAGCCGAAGCAACTTGATTTTTTCAGCAACAGTCAGTAAAGCCAGCGATTTTTGAATGGATGTGCATAATTCAGTATCATTCATGGGTTTGCAAGTCCTTTCTTGATAAAATAACCACCGGCAGCAACTGAATTATATCAAATACGCACCCGCTTTTCATGGAATCGTGGAATTATACCGAAAATCGGAAAAATTTGTGCGTTTCCGGCATAATATTGTGAATTACGTTGCGGAGGCCGTTTTATGAATTTGAAAGAAATCGCGCTTCGACTGAGAGAATATAAACGGGTGTATGTAGCTGGAACTCCGGTTATGTTGCGAAGCCGATTAGATTTTCTCGATATTTTCTCAGCATACGGTTTGACTGCGGATATGAGTGTGTCGAAGAAGATTGGTGTTTTGGTTGCGTGCAGCAATCCAATGCAGAAGAAAATCGATCAGGCCAAAGCTCTAAATATTCCGGTCATTTCAGAACAGCAGTGGTTTGAGCTTATGCCAGAGCTGGAAGCACTCGGAATGTGGAACGGAAAGCCAATTCCGTTTGCAGATGATAATGGAATTTACCATATTGATGTGGGCGGTGATGGTTGATGGCCCGAAAAAAGAATATTGCTGCTGGCCTCGATGCCGTCATCTATGCCCGGTACTCGTCGCATAACCAGCGAGAGGTCAGCATCGAGCAGCAGATCGCAGAGTGTACGAAGCACGCAGCTGCGCTTGGACTGCGCATTGTCGGTACATACGAGGACAGGGCAATCAGCGGCAAGACGGATAACCGGCCTCGTTTCCAGCAGATGATGCGGGATGCTGAAAAAGGGAAGTTTCAGGCCGTCGTGGCGTGGAAGTCCAACCGCATCGGGCGCAATATGCTGCAAGCCATGGTCAACGAGGCGAAGCTGGACGATTACGGCGTAAAGGTGTTTTACGCCGAGGAAGATTTTGACGATACAGCCGCCGGGCGTTTCGCATTGAGGAACATGATGAATGTGAATCAATTCTACAGCGAGAACATGGCGGAGGACATCACCCGGGGGCTGTATGATAACGCCAGCAAGTGCATGGCGAACGGTCGGCAGCCCTTGGGCTACAAGCGGGGTGAGGATGGACGTGTGGTGCTGGATGAAGCGAATGCGGCCGTTGTCCGGGAAATATTCACCCGTGTGGCTGCTGGTGACCTGTTCGTGGACATTGCGCGAGATCTCAATGCCCAGGGCATCAAGACCAGCAAGGGAGCCAACTGGAACAAAGGCAGCTTCCAGAGTATTTGCCAGAACGAGCGGTACCGGGGCATCTACATATACGGGGATGTCCGGGTGGCCGATGGCATTCCACGCATAGTGAGCGATGATTTGTGGTACAGGGTACAGGAGGCCATGAGGATGAAAAAGAATCCAGTCGGAACCCGGCACCGTGTCGGGGCAGAAGATTATCTGCTGACCGGGAAGCTGCGCTGCGGGCATTGTGGCAGCTACATGACGGGCGTATCTGGCACCAGTAGAAACGGCGAGCTGCATTACTACTACACCTGCCAGAAGCGGCGCACCGAGCACGCCTGTGACAAGAAGAACATCCGCCGGGATGTCATTGAACCGGCTGTGGCTCAGGCCATCAAGATGTACTGCTTGACCGATGATGTCATTGAATGGATGGCAGATCGGACGGTCGAATACTGGGAAAAGCACGACAATGACCTCCAGATTGAGGCGCTGGAGCAGCAGTTGGAGGAAAATAAAAAAGCCACCTCGAATATGCTGAAAGCCATCGAGATGGGGATTATCACAGAGGCCACCCGCACCCGGATGGTCGAGCTTGAGACTGAGCAATCCCGGCTGAGCGTCCAACTGAATGCGGCCAAAGAGGATGTCGTGAAAATCGACCGGGAGCAAATCATCTCCTATCTGGAACTGCTGCAGCAGGGTGACATCCACGACCGGGATTTCCAGATGGAATTGTTCAAGAACTTCCTCGTGGCCGTCTATGTCTATGATGATAACCGCATGAAGCTGGTTTTCTCCTGCATGGGAGACCAGAACAGCGTTGAGATTCCCTTGGAGACCGGAGAAGACCCGCCGGATGGCGGGCTGTCACCGGATGCTAAAATGTTCGTTTTGACTCCTGATAGCTCCACCAAAAAAGCACTGTACTTCGCAGGAAGTATGGTGCTTTTCTTTTTGCTGAAGCCGATTTTGGGGGCTGCATTGCTTCGCCTGCATGTCTTTTGGGCTTTTTGCGGAAAACCGAGATGTTCCTGCAGATAAGCGGGTCCCCATAACAAAAGAGACCGCCGTACAGCAAGCTGCTGTACGGCGGTCTCTTCTTCTTTTTTCAGTTCCGCGGGATGGCCATTCGGCGCTCTGCTTTCTTTACGAGCCATGCTCCCGCCCATCCGCAGGCGGCTCCCAAAATGACACCGCCCAGAATATCCGTCGGGTAATGGACACAGAGGTACATCCGCGAGAATGCGATGAGAACGCCTACCGGCAGAGCCGCCATCGCCCACTGCTTTTTCCCGGCCAGCCAGAGGGCTGTCACCGAGGCGAAGGACGCCGCCGTATGGCCCGAAGGAAAGGAGAAATCGTCCGGGTACGGGATAAGCAGTTGTACCTCCGTAAGGATGTCGCATGGACGGACGCGGGCCACCAGCGGCTTGAGAAGAAGATTGCAGAGAACAGCGTCGATGAGGAGCGCCGCCGCCAGCACACATCCGACCCGCCGCGTTTTGCGGAACACCAGCAGCACCGCTGTCAGCGTCACCCAGAGAATACCGGAGTCTCCCAGACGGGTAATAAAACACATGCTTCCATCCAGCATGGGGCTGTGCAGGGATTGCAGGAATTGCAGGAAAGTGAGTTCGGCGTTCATAAAGCTTCCTCTTTCTCGTTTCGTTATGTACAGGATACCAGAAGTTTATGAACAGAAAACCACAAAGTCTTAAACAGT